TGAAAACCAGGTGCCAGCTTAGGTAAATTTTTTATTTCATCTCTTATGCTATATACCAATAGTTTTGCACCCTCTAAACCACGGGGACTAGTTATATCTATCCCGAACACAAATGTGTTATCCGTGAAATTTATAAAGCCAGTATCATTTACTGTTCCAGAGATTTTATATTGTTCAATTTTCTTTCCTTCAAACTGTTCTTCAATCTGTTGTTTAATTTCAGGGTTCATACTCGGGTGATCAGGTAATTTTCCTTCAGGGTTCATACTCGGGTGATCAGGTAATTTTCCCCCATATACAATTTCTACTGGTGTTCCCATAGGGACTACAAACTTAGGTAAGTTTATTCTAACATCTGGATATCTCGGTTCCATTATACTTATACCATAGAAAAAATTCTCACTTAAACATTAGCAACGTTGTCTTTGTATGAAATCTTATACATTACCCTCTCATTCATTTAGTTTAAAGCTATGCGATACAAACGATGAGAATGGAATCGTCAATCAACCTCTTTATGATAAATTAGCGAATCACAAACGCAAAATAGATTCGGTTCGTAATCGTTGGGACAGTGCGAAAAAAATCAGTAACGATTATGAATATATTTATACATCATCTAATCCACGAAAAAATATCAGCCGAATCTTACCTGTGAGTCGGTCGTTTTTCAAATTACGAGAAATAATCTATGATTATCGTTTAAACGTACGTGGTACGTGTGCTTGTATCGCCGAGGCACCGGGCGGCTTCGTTCAATCAATCCTCCAACATTCTAAAGAACGTAAAATTCAACTAGACGATATTCATGGTATCACATTGATATCAGAAGATAAAGATATCCCTTATTGGAATCCTCAATTACTACAAAACCCTCTACTTAAAATATGTCAAGGTGTGGATAAAACAGGAGATCTGTATAACTTATCCAATGTGATATCCTTTATTAAACAATGTGGGAAAGGTTCGTGTTCTTTGGTTACTGCCGATGGTGGATTTGATTATACCCAAGATTTTGAACAAGAATTAGCCTCGCGATCACTTATTTATAGCGAAATAATGATAGCCATCAATATACAACAATCGGGAGGTACCTTTGTTTGTAAATTGTTTGATTTATTTTATCCATCTACCTTAGAGTTATTATTTATCTTATATTTATCGTATGAATCTCTAACATTCATAAAGCCGTGTACAAGTCGTAAATCAAACTCCGAAAAATATCTTGTATGTCGTGGATTCAGAGGATATAACAAACAATTGAGTAACTTGCTCTGTAACTCATTTGGACAATCCCAACTCCCCATTCAACTTCCCCACGAATTTACATCTATGATCAATTCCTATCAAACTCAATTTGTAAATCACCAATGTATGAGAATTGATTCAACCTTACGGTTAATCTCTCATAAACGGGTAACCGAAAAACCTAGTAAACAACAAATAAAATTAGCGAAAGAATGGTGTAAAACCTATCATATACCCATTAACTTGGAATGTATTTATATTTGACATTCCATCACTTGACCAAATAAAGGTTCTGAATAGATCTCATTGTATTTCTTGGATCCCTTTACATTGTCATAGAGAATGCCACCATTAATCACACGTTCTTGACTCGTGTCAATCTGATTGGAATACTGGAGCAATCCAAGACTATTTAAAAATCCACATTGATTGATATCCGAAACAAGTGAAGGAGGAACATTTTGTAGCTTATCGTTTTCTAAACACACTTTTTCACCTTCTTTAGATACGTAACATATGTCACCTATCTGAGCATCCGTTCTAGGTCCAGTAATATCGGTGTATTGATTGTTTTGGTCAAAGAAGGCACCGACATTGGTAAGACCTCCTGTAAAATCACTCTTGTAGTAGGTCGGGTATTGTGAGACATTTTCATCCGACCAAGCAATGGCTTCTTCACCAACTTCACCCGCAAAAGAATATTCAGTGGTTCCAATCGTATTGGCGGATAAAGTATCTTTGAGATAATACTTGGGAAAGTGGGATTCATCTTTAATTGTACCATTACGAATCTCATTTATAGTAGGTTCGCTATTTAGTACGGCATCTCGGGTGATAACCGATAAATTGTGAGGTACCGAAGGAGATAATTCTTGTAAACCAGTAGTAGTTTCTGGAATAGGGAAAGTAGGCATTTCTTTGTCTTCTATACCGCGTTTCTCAATCAGAATAGGTTCACTGGATGAATCAATCGTTGCGGGTTTGATGAGAGTTCTCTGTATAGGTTTCATAGGTCTAACATTCATAAGTATCAATAGTAATACAACTATAACAATCAACGTGGATACGGTTAATTTCATATATATTTATAGCCAATATAAAATTTAACCAAATGTATTTTCCGAAGAGTATTCAATATAGAGAAAGTTGTCTTCTGATTTATTATTTTCATATATTTCAGATATAATTTTACTGCTGGGTTGAAGGTTTTTGTTAACCAACACAAACAGAGCTTCATTGGCATCCAACTTGATACGTTTACGAACCACATAAATAAATTGACCTAAAGTCATTTCCTTAGGAACCAAAAACTTTTGTTTATCAATATCAGGTAGTTTACAACCAGCCGATTTACACACAATGATAGGAACACGTTCTGGATGTTTTTGGAGAATACGATTAGATTCATTCAGTCGCTTGTCCAATGAATTACATGATTGATAGACTTCCATTATACTTGTATTCAATAAAAAAATACCTAAACATTTCCGCCGTGTAAAGTGTAATATGAAGCTACTCCAAATTTTACCTTCGGATGAAATCAATGAATTGACAGTTGAAATTAAACATATGAAAGATGTACCTAAAGTGTTAAAAGAGTACTGTGACACTCATAAAACCCAACCCAAAAAGTTGTATTCTTGGGAATCAGATGATTTCAAAATTCTATGTTATGGCTGGTGTAAGGGGAAACCGGGTCAAGAAAATAAACACGAGCTATTACCGAGTGGAATACCTCACAATGTATGCTTAGATTCATCCGACACTCAATTACTTTTTGGTCCTCTCTTTTTACTAAAACAAACCAAAAAGCTGAATGATCTTACTACCGAAGAGTACGGTGAATTTTATTCAATGATGATTGGTGGAATCGATGATTGTTCAGATGATTCTGATGAGGAATCTGAGGATAGTGAAGGAAGTCTCCACGAGTTTATAGATGATGGTGAGGTAAGTGAATCACTTTCAGAAGAATTAGATGATTTAGCTGAAACCGATGAAACCGATGAAACCGATGAAACCGATGAATCTGAAATGGTCTTAGATTCAGACGAAGAATTAGAGGAAGACACTACTATGTATTAAATTTGATTTAAAACTTAGAAATGTATCCTATAAAACACTATAATGTCTACCTCTCACAATGATCCAATTCGTAAAAAGCATGTCGCTATCTTAGAAACTCAACTTCAGAATAACAAATTAGCAAGACAAGTAGAACAACAATTATTCAATGAAACGGTTCGCGTGGCCAAGGAAAGAACTGTGAAGCGTAAATGGAAAAACGTGTTGTTTAAAGAACTATATATTTCAAAGATACGTTCCTTTTACAGTAATTTAGCCCAAGACAGTTATATTCAAAATCCAGACTTTAAACAGAGAATCTTGTCAGGTGAAATCAAAGTGACTGATATACCTGGGTTATCGGCCTTTGATATTTATCCAGAAAACTGGTCTGAGCTTCTAGATAAAAAGATAAAACGAGATAAATTAAAATATGAGATGAAACCCAAAGCTATGACAGATCAATTTAAATGTCGTAAATGTGGTTCTCGGTCTTGCTCTTACTATGAAGTTCAAACACGATCAGCGGATGAACCAATGACACAATTTATCAGTTGTTTGGATTGTGGAAACCGATGGAAACAATAACCTTATTGTTGATAGGTATTTGAACGGTCAATACCTAGACCCTGTGCGTTTTTCATATCAATTGTACATACCCCCGCCGTGCAATTTTGAACTGTCTGAACGGGTAGCACCGTTTGCGCGGTACAACTAGTGCATTTCGCTCTCTCTTCTAATTGTTTCATTGCTGTCTGTTCCAATTGCATACCGTTATGCGTCAAGTGATACCTAAGCTCAAATGAATTTTTTCCAGGTGACATCAGCGAGTTCATAAGACAATTGGGTCTGTAATCTGTAAAAATACGTCCGTCAGCCATACGAGCCGGGAAATCTAAGTTCACGTTATCACTGGTTTTAGCCATTTATACTAACATATATATTTTTATTTTGTGGTTTGATTCGTTAGAATGCGTTTAATCAAACTAGCTTTATTACCTGAGGTAGGTAAACTCATAGAAGTTAATACATCTTTTAATTGACGAATGGTATATTCTTCTAATTGAACTGATGTCAAGGATTCGTCTATATCATTTAAATTTGCGATATCATTTTCAGGTTGAGATTTAGGTATAAGAGGATTTTCCTCGTGACTTTCATCCTCATCCTCCAATTTATTCATAAAATTAAATTCAATCTCAATCTCTTCTTGTTTATCTTCACCCAAATCAACAATTCTTTCAGGATTCACCTGTAGTAAGGGGTCGTCCATCTGTATAGTTGTTTTTCCTTTATCTAATTCACTATCCTCAATACCATCTTCAACATCCCCTTCTTCTACCGGATTTACAAAAGATTCTACCAATGAGTCTTTTGCATCAACCTCTTTTGCATCAGCCTCTGTTGCATCAGCCTCTGTTGCATCAGCCTCTGTTGCATCAGCCTCTGTTGCACCATCGTCTTTTGAACCAGGTGAACTATCTTGGGTAACCGGGGGATTGGGTGATCTAGACTCGGGTGGACCGTTCTTTAATAAATTCATAATACGAGAGGTAAATTCCTCCATTGCATTCAGACGAGAATGAACACGCTTAAATTCAATGTACCCGTACACTACAATACAAATAACCATCAAGGCAAGTAACATAGTAGAAATACTAGTAGAATCAACTTGAACACTTGAACCACTCATTTATAGTTATCCATCATAAATAAATGTTTATTTTAAACTTATATTATCTAGACTTATACTATAATGGACGTTCCTAACCCTGTGTATAAGGTAGAACTCAATATATCAGATTATCATTTATTAGTGATTCGTGATTTGATGCGGATGCTGACACTCCAAGCAGTCGTTCAAATTCTATTCTTTTTGAGACACGGAGATATTGAATTATTTAGCTCTTTTTTTGTAGAGAACACTGTATTTATATTATTAGGATTACTCGTTTATTGGTATGGTGTCAATCACTTGATACGAATCACCAATGAAAAAGACAAACAAGATCTGAATTACTATCAATCTATTTTAATTTAAAGAATAAAGTCTTTGTTTTTAAAACTCTATGACAAAAAAGAAGCAAACCTTTGATAAACAATCCATACAATCTAGTACGAATGTGATTATAAATATAAAACAGAGTAGTGAAACAGATGTGAATGACTTACCAGGATACTCTCCACAAGAATGTGATACCAATATAGATTCATCCTATGAATTATGTTGGAATTGTTGTCATTCCTTTGAAAACCGAAGTGTAGCCTATCCTATGAAATATGACAATGATATATTTTATACTCACGGTCATTTTTGTTCTTATAATTGTTGTGCAAGATATGTATTGGATACCTATTCAGAAAAACAAAAATGGGAGTATTATTCTTTATTAAATTTGTATATGAATATGTGTAATAATACAATCGGGAAAAGTATTGTACCGGCTCCTCAGAGAATCTTACTCAAGAGTTTTGGGGGAAATTTAACCATTGATGAATTTAGAAATGTATCCGGTGAAAATATTTACAATATTGATGTCGATCCAATCATACCCATAGTCCCTATCAATCATTCTCATTCCAAGTTGCTTCAACAGAAAAAAGTAGAAGAAACAAAAGAAAAATACAAATTATATAGAAAATCAGCTCTCAATAAGCAAAATGATATTTATCAAACGATGAATTTGGTAACGGATGTTCAAGCGGGTGATTGATTTAGGTAATATGTATTGATTTCATCATATAATTGTTTTTTAGGTTTACGTTTACCCAAAGCATCCACGGATATTTGAACCTCTTTCGCAATTGTTTGTAATTCTGTGATCTTATATTTACTGATGGGTTGAAGATGAGGCTTATAAATATCCAATGATTTACAATCTAATTCAAAACACTGACCCAAATCTTCATAGGAACCTTCTTGATAACTACTCCAGCAAGGTTCTTCACTCATTTCTTGAAACTTACCCTTGTGAAAGGCTAGTGTAAATGTAGGCCGGTTTGTTTTCTGACTTGTCTTGATAAATTTTGATAGCTGTGGTAAATAGACAAGGGTTGTCACTTTATAAATATCACTTAAATACAATAGAGACGATAATTGATTTTTCAATTGAAGACTCTGTTGAATATGAGAGGGTTTCAACACTTTAGAATAACCAAACCGAGTATAGGCTGTTTCAGCGGATTCGTCTATCTCTGTTGCTAATTCAATTAATCGTTGATTGATATATAGTGGTTTATCTTTGGATTCTAAAATCTGACAAGTGGGATCAAAGATACTTACAAATAAATGACGAATATCAGAATACGTCATTTGTTTGGGTTTAGTTGTTGAATTAGGTGAATGAATCATTTGTTCGTATTCAGATGGCTTGATTTTACGAGAGTATTCATATTTTGTAGGAAGGTTGTTGAGTACGTCCATTGTATTCTAGTATAGGTTGTAGTGTTTAAATAGATAATTTTTGTTTGGATAATCCAAGTAATACTTTATCAAATTTACTCAAGGAAAGAGTCTCTTTTTTTATAGGTGATTTAGATACATCCGGTATTACCGATTTTACCGATGGGTTGGATATAGGTACTTCGGGTTTGTAGGTCTCCATACTATAATTTATGACCATTGTGTGAAGTTCCTCTAGTACGGTTGGGTCTAATGTTGATAAATTCAAAAAAATACCATTTGTATTACACGAATGATCTAATTGATGTTTTTGAATTAGATTTTGTAAGAGTAAATTTAACTTACTATCGGATTGTTGGAGTAATATATCAGATATAAATGATATTTTTGATTGATACTCATCCATAAAGTAGATGAGAAATGAATTATGCATTCTAAACGGGTTTGGCTACAATTTGAATGTTCTTTGACATATACTTGATTCGCGAAGCCTCTACTACCACCTTCAATGAATCCCCTTGAGAATAGGAATCATAGGTAGCTTCTTCAAAATATTCTTTAGGAACAATCACTATAAACGGACTGTCTTTGATTGTGTCTTGGTCGGTGAATTTGATATAAGCAATGATACCCATCTTAGACATAGATTCAATAAAGACTTCCATTTGAATATCTTTCACAGGAGACAAGACAGTGGCTTTATAAGTGATTTGATAGACAATATAACTTTGACTATTGATTGTTTTGATTTCACCCATAGACCGATTCACAATTTGTAAGCTTCCTTGTTTGATAAATCCATCTTTATTACATACTCCTTCATATTTCTTTTGAAGTTTGGTGAGTAGAAGCTCATTGACATCTCCTTGTAATTCACTAGATTGAATATTGATTGATGTCGTTAAGAGTTGTTCAGAACAATAATCAGAGTGACTCATTATAATACTACCTTAGAGAATTATATTTAAATCAAATTTAATAGTATTTTAACCACATACGATCGTAACCATAAAAGACTGATTCCGAACTTTGACGTAATAATAACTCAAAAGCAAAACAAAGATTCTTTTTGGTTTGAAGTAATGAATCTTGAATTAGGTCTTTCATTAGTGGAAAGGTGGTACCGATTGCTTCTTGCAAACGTTCTATACGACTTGCTTGATTGTTTTCAATACACACATTTCCCGGGCCGGGTGGATACGAACCTTTGCTTCCACGAAACACATATTTCAAAACACATTCTTTAACCACTCCTTTGGTTCTCTCCGTAGTGTAACCCCACGAAGCACTGGGTGTCGCAAAGCTCTTATAATGAGGAGTTTTCTTATATCGTTTCAAAGATCGTTTCAAATCATTCAATTGTACTAAGTTACAGGAAGTTAGCTTCCCTTGATTCCATTCAATAAATTGAGGTTTGTGATTGTAGGCTAAGCAAACTCCAAATAATTCGGTGGTATCCGGACGAGGCTCCTCATTAAAGTAATATGTAGATTGATCGGTAGATTTATAAATCAATAATGATTGAATAATACGATGAACATATTTGACTGAATCACTCTGAAGTTTCAATGCGATCAAATCGGCATATACCAATGCACATTTTTGAGAGAATGATAAGCGATCCCAGAAGTACCCTGCTAGAGTAGTGGTAACTACGGGATATGATTCACTCACAAGTTTAAGGATACTCAATGCATCTGGATAAACTGTAGTAGACTCATACAATTCCATAAATGAGTCAATGGATGAGTACACATCCACAATAAATTCTTCAGAATAGGTTGGGGTGAACGAACCTTGGGTTACCTTTTGATTCACACGATTCAAAGTAAGCGACCTTGCTTCCCGATGAAGTAAATTCATACGATAATACAGAGGCATACTGGGATCCTCATACAAAAACGGTTGAAATACATAATAATTATAAGCCTGAATCAAATATCCACTGTTACCAAACTTATCATATACAGTATACTTTTCCAATAACATTTGAGATAAAGCTTCATATATCATACCTTCATAATGGAACCCATATTCGTATAATAATCCCACAATCGAGGATAAATCAAATACAAATTGTTCTTTATAGAGTAAGGATATCTTTTGTTTAATGGATTGGATATTGTTGATAGAATATTCATCTAAATAGGTGTCGGTATTGAGTTGGTCTATCTCTACTGAGGGTAGATCTTGATTGTAATCGCATTCAGAAGAATAGGAACATACTTTAGAATATTTTTTGTCGCTAGGATCCACCGATAATTCTAGAGATTGATACACCGGAGGCTTAACTCGGACTTTACTCATAACACCTTTACGAATCACATTCACATCCGGATAAAAGAATCGGTCAATGGCGCCTCGTTTTAACAGAGTTTCTACCAAACCAATTTGGATGGATTTCTTTTCAGCATACCGATAAATTGACGTATCTATCGTTTCTCTGTCTGATTCAAGAGTCCCTACGTGAAGATAAATCATTACATTGCGTTGCTCTTCGGGTAAATCGGCGTGAGAGCAAAACCGAATCCCACGCCCTACCGTTTGTTCAATCCGATTCAAGTGAACCCAGGGATCCATTATATGAATACTTCGGATACGCTTGAAATCTAATCCTTCGCTAGCTACGACAGTTCCTAAGATAATCTTGATTTTTTGTCCTCGTTGATTGTCTTTGGACGTGACCACCGCTAATTGTTCTTGTAAGGTATTCTTAGAGGTGGACCCATCAATCACCATAAATTTCCCTTGTTGAAACGAACCCTCTACCTGAGATTTACGAAGCCCATCAAATGAAATTGATTCTCGCTTACATTCAGCCGGATCGGATGACGCGCTAAAATTAGGGAAGTTCAGATACGTTTCTCCTCCATAGGCTTTGTATCCGTGTTGTTCTAAGGCCAATTTCAAAGGAACAATACCCGAATCAACAAAACTAGTATATACAAATACAATTCCCTCTGAATGTTCAATACTATCTATAATAGAGGCTATCTTAGCCGAGTACTTGGGTAACCGACTCATATCAAAGATAGGACCGTATTTGTCTAGGGTTTGTTTCTTATAAGAATATCGTGAACCTCTTCGGGTCATTGTATCTTTGAGACCTCTCGCTCCATAAAATTGTTCTAAGCTCACTTTAGGATCTGATTTAGAAGGGTACACCATATTGGTGAGCTGAGTTAACAATATATTATCCAAAATAGGATTCAATTCACCTCTCACGTCTAAATCTAACTCTGGTGTATTTTGTATTAAATTCTCTATGGCTTGATTGTATACTGTCTGTTGAAGACCTCGTAATTTAGACCCCATCATTTCTAAAAATTGAAATTTACCTTGAATCCGACCCCCCACCAAATTCAATCGGGGATAATGACGTGGTGACACAATACTCAACGATTGATCCTTTTGATACTCGGGTATAAGCCTCTGTTTATTTCTATCTTTCAAACGACTGGGATACAATCGTAAGGGGAAGGTAATTGGATTTTCACCTCGCAAATACGAAACATATCCCCGGCATTTGGTTTGAATAATTTCTCTTCCCTCTTCAGTCAAAGAACCAGTTTCATCAAATACATCATTCGCTTGGATCACCGGTCGTTTATCATTTAATAACATCATATTCAAAATCCAAATAATTTCAGAGGCTCTATTATACATAGGCGTAGCCGTTAGCAACACCAATCGTAAATTATCACTGTACCGTATTACCTTTTCAATGGTTTTGACCGTTTCTCTCATATCGCCCCCTTGTTCATCGCGTATATTGTGAACTTCATCAATAATCATCAAACGATCACTAAAATATTCTTGGATACATCGTATTTTACCCGCCTCTTTGTCTTCGGGAGGCAATGGTAAGATGTATTGTTGAATCATTCGTTTCACAAAATTAGAAAAGGATTGATAGGCCATAATTTCATAATATTGACGAATCAATTGATTGACTTCGCGTGTTGTGGTGGCTTCAGAATTCACAAAGGCCGAACCCGTACATTGGTTTTCATCGCGTGAGGGATTGTAAATGGTTTGTTTCCATCCAATCTGTATATTATTACTACACAATATCAAGATTCGTCTATCTTTGCGAGCATAGGTGTCGCGAAAATTTTCAGCAATTGTGAGACCCGTGCAAGTCTTACCAACACCCACACCGTGATAAACCAATAAACTATGATAAGGTGATTCTTTAGTCATAAAATTTTTCAATAAATTTTGATGAGCTTTAATTGAAAATCCTGCATTACAAGAATCTTCAATACCGGTTGTATCTAAAAACAATTGATTGGAATTGAATTCTTTTTTTTGAAATAAGATGTCTTGAAATAAAGGGTCGGTGTGAGCGGGGTACGGTTGAAACTCTGCGTCGGTGACAGAAGAGCCGTCTTGGTTCGCTTTCAACTGAACCGCGTCACGGATAGCCTCACGTTCCGCATTGGTACTGGCATTGTCATACAACGTATATAATTCATCATACTCTTTTTGAATCAACTCACGACTCATACACTATATATTAAACTAGAAAAGATAAATAAACGATTATTCTTTTAAAAAACAATCCGTAGACCATTGGTCTTTAAAGGCAGTTATTTTCCTAAGTATATCGTATTTAGTGAGCTGTTCGGGACGAAGTTTCTTCTGACATTCTTCTAATGAAAACCATCCTATATCACCAATTTCAGAATACTGTTCAAATTTATCTGTATTGATACTGAGATCTTTGGTTCCTTGGTAGAGAGCCACATAGTAAATGTGTTTGTAACGAACTCCATTGGAGCCAGTGTACTCTTCGGAAAACGGTTCAACATTGTCCAAGACAATATATTCATCTGAAGTTAGATCAGTTTCTTCTTCAAATTCTCGTATGGCGCACTTCAAGTTTGATTCGCGATTGGATCTTCGTCCTTTGGGAAACTCCCATTCGGGTGTGCTATACGAATGCTTACAGTCTTTTATCAGACTAGGTAATTCATTGGGTTGTAGAACTTCAAACTTATGCTTACTCGTATGATATTCTTTAATCATTCGGTCGGTTTGCTTGGACGAGCCATTTGAAAACCAGAGTAGATGCCACAACCGATCAAAATCATACGTGAGTAATCTCTGTTGTTCTTCAGAACTACACGATCTCAATAACGATTGTATATACTTACTATTTGAGATATCATATTTACCTCGTAAAAATTCTATGTACGAAAGGGAATCTTTTCTACGAATCATTAACAAGTGATTTTCTGAGTTGAGTATCAAGATTCCATAACTTAAGACAGGCAAGCGACATTGACGATATAAATGACCTTCATTACCACAATTATTACAATATAAACTCATATTCCTTACTTACATAGACGAGATTATCTTTAAAATAAAAAATCTATCAGTGTAGTATATGAATCCTAAGTTTTGGGGACCGCATGGTTGGATCTTTTTACACTCGGTTACAATGAACTATCCCAAGAATCCAACCAACCTAGATAAACAAGTGTATGCTAATTTTTTTAAGAGTCTTCAAAAAGTTTTGCCTTGTGAAAAGTGTTGTGTTCACTACAGTCAAAATATCCAAGAATATCCCATTGAACCCGCCTTAGAATCCAGAGACAGCTTAGTTCGGTGGTTAATTAAAATCCATAATGAAGTCAATGAAGATTTAGGAAAACCGTTGTATACCTACGAACAAGTCATTGAAGAATACAAATACAAAATAATGAATATGGATCGCGATGAAACGTTATTGTACAAAGTAATTATTGGAGCTCTAGTGATAATGTTGGTGTGTATGTATCATTGTAAATAGGAATAAAAATATTACGAATAGTATAGATGCGATTGAATTTTATGTCAATGTTGATTGTGGGTTTGGTAATCCTATCGGTGGTAGTGGTTTCAGACAAACGAATGATGTCCTCGGTGACTAAATTGTGTAACAAAGTCACACTGGGTTCAAAGAAGATGAATCAAGCCGCTCTACTGTTCTTGGGTTTCTTGTTGCTTTTGTGTATGATGAAGGGTAAGAGAACCGTGGAAGGATTGTGTGGTTGCCGAATCGGTCAAAATCTGATTGAAATCTCAGGTGGATCAGACTGGAATTGTCCTCACACAGGAACCGGTGAGAGTGTTGTATTTGACAATGAACCTGCTCGGGAAGCGTGCGATTGTAGTGAGGGTCAGTGTGAAGTAGGACACACCGCAGAGAGCTTACGTGAAGAAATAACAGGAGTTCCTCAAGCTGATCGTCGTGGATATGTAGAACTAAGCTCCGGTATGGGCTTAGAAGCTTATTTACG